TATTGGCCACGAGTGAGAATGCGGGTCAGCCAGTCGGTGGCTCGAGCACACCATACGCGCCAGCCGGAGCCGCCCCGATGGCCTTTATAGAGAGCTAGGTAGTATCGTGGTTTCATGATTACGCCTCCTCCAGCTCGGCGGCGGGCTGCTCGTAGTTAGCTGTCCAGCCGTCCGAATAATCGTATTCCAGCGGATTTTCGGCCTTTAACATGGCGGCTTTATGGCGTTCGGCGTTGGCAAAGTCGGCCTGCTCATCCAATACCATCTGCGTAGTCATCTCATCCAGTAGCTCGCGGGTCATGAGGACGAAATCGTTTTCCATCGTTTTCCAGCGTAACCCCACCGGCAACTCTTTCATGGTGCGCAGTAGGATGTATTGGGTGCAGCTCTCATCGTTGGTGTGAAACCACTTACCCACGCTTTTGACAAATACCCCAGGAATCATACGGCAGCTTGTATATGTTTACACGCTGGATGTTTTATCAAAGACGTGGCTATATTTGGCAGCGAGCGAATCATCACGCCCTAATCTGTAACGCCCTAGAACGTGTTTTCAACGGCGAAACAAAACGCTTGATTATTAATATTCCGCCGCGATACTCGAAAACGGAAATCGCGGTCGTGAACTTCATCGCGTGGGCGATGGGGTGCGTGCCGGATTGTGAGTTTATCCATGCGAGTTATTCGGCTACGTTGGCGGTCAATAACTCCGTACAGATTCGGAATTTAGTGCAACACGAAGAGTATCGGGCAATTTTCCCTGATTTAGCACTTGCAAGCGAGAGTAGTCATCACTGGAAAACAACTGCCGGCGGCGTGATGTACGCAACAGGTACGGGAGCACGATTACCGGCTTTGGCGCGGGCAAACACCGCGAGGGGTTCGGCGGCGCAATCATACTGGACGATTTGCACAAGGCCGACGAAGCACGAAGCGAGGTCAGACGGCAGAATGTTATCGACTGGTTTCAAAATACGCTGGAATCACGGAAGAACAGCCCCGATACACCGATTGTCGTGATTATGCAAAGGTTGCATGAAAACGATATTGCAGGATGGCTGCTTGACGGCGGCAACGGCGAAGAATGGGAACATTTGTGCTTACCAGCGATTCAAGATGACGGCACGGCGTTATGGCCTGAAAAGCACGATATTGAAACACTGCGCCGAATGGAACAAGCCGCGCCGTATGTGTTTGCCGGGCAGTATTTGCAAAAATCTGCACCGCCTGATGGCGGTACGTTCAAGCCTGATAATCTGCAATTTGTTAAGGTATTGCCTGCCGGTAATATCAGATGGGTGCGCGGATGGGACTTAGCCTCAACCGCAAACGATGGCGACTATACAGCAGGCGGCAGGCTTGGTGTTACAGAAGATGGGCGGTACATTATTGCCAATATTGTGCGCGGCCAATATGGGGCGGATGAGCGAGACAGAATTTTGAAAAACACGGCGCAAAAAGACGGTGTGAAAACAAAAATATCTATCCCGCAAGACCCTGGGCAGGCCGGCAAGTCGCAAACCCTATATTTAACCCGTCAATTGGCGGGTTTTTCTGTATCTGCCAGTCCTGAATCGGGCGACAAGGTAACACGAGCCGAACCATTCGCGGCACAGGTCAACATCGGTAACGTGATGTTATTAGATGACGGCACATGGGACACAGACACGCTGATTTCAGAAATGCGGATGTTCCCAAACGGTCAGCATGACGACCAAATTGACTGTTTGAGCCGTGCATTTAGTGAGCTATTGGACACCCGAACGGGCATGATTGATTACCTGCGTTCGCAGGTTGAGGCAAACAAATGAGTAAAAAGACACCATTATCGCAAGGCTTTGTTGCCCGCGTTGCCGCTGGTGTCCGTTACGCCTTTACCGGCAACGCGGACGGGTGGTTTGATGCGGGCGAGCCTTTAGCCCCTGTCGCACAGCAGGCAGAGGGGCGGCGGTTCGACTATGAGCCGTTCTACAACGTCGGGCATTCTAAGCCGCGTGAACGCGAGGCAATAGGCTTTGCACAATTACGCGCCCTTGCCGATAACTACGATGTGCTGCGTTTGGTTATTGAGACGCGCAAAGACCAAATGGAGTGCCTAAAATGGACAATCCAAAAGCGCGATGTCGAATCAACGGCAAACAACGAATCGCAGCGCAAAGACAGAAAGATTGACGAAGCTATTGCGTTCTTTCAGTCGCCTGACAAAGAGCATACATGGGCGGACTGGCTGCGCATCTTGCTGGAAGATTTGTTTGTCATTGACGCGCCATGTATCTATCCGCGTAAAACACTGGGCGGCGACTTATTCGCCCTTGAAGTGATAGACGGCGCAACAATTAAGCGCGTATTGGACAATACAGGCCGCTTGCCAGCACCGCCTGATACAGCGTATCAGCAAATCTTGCACGGCATGGCGGCGGTTTCACAATTTCAGCCCACTTATTCAACGCTTCCTGCGTTTTTTTTTGACATCTTCTGCTTGCATATAATCCAAGACTTTCAACCGTGCTTCATACACCTTTGCGCAATTAATTATCTTCTTGCACTGTGTCTGTTTTTGGTCTATCATATTCACTCCTTTTGTTGCAGGCCTCGTGCCTCAACCCTGCCCCCCGCTGGCGGGGGGGGGCTTTCCTTTCCACCCCCGCCCAATCCCCGTCCCCGCCATTCCCGACGGGCTTTTTTATTTGGGTTGATCGTCTGATTTCTTTGAGTTCAAAAACAAGTCGGGATATTTCAGCTTTATCCGTGCAGGTATTCCGCGCTTCGTCCAATTGAAAACGCATTGAGGGCTATTCCCCGTTATTCGACCAATCTCCGCGTAACTGCCGATTGATTGCAACAGGCGTTTGTCTTCGCTGACTCTTTTATCCATAAATAAACCAAATATTTAAATCTAATGCCAATATTAAACACTATGTTTAGATAAAAATCAAGTATTGTTTAACAACATTTTGTTTAAATATGGGAGAATAATTAAACCAACTGCGAATAGGATTAAAAATGACAATGCACGAAACAACTGACAGACTTTTTGAGATAGCCAAAGAGCAGGGAGTTTTAAAGCCGGCTGATATAGCAGAGCGTCTAAATATCAGCCAGCAGGCGTTGAAAAACTGGGAAAGTCGAGGTATAGCGGCAAAGGCGTTGCCTGAAGTAGCAAGAGTATTCGGCGTATCGGAAACATGGCTGCGAACAGGAGAAGGCAGCCGAACCGTGCCCGTCCTCATTGACCCAGGCCTACCCCATGAAGTCAAAGACATTCACAGCCCGATGATGTGGAGCAGCAACGACCCGCTGCCGGAGGATGACTACACGTTTGTTCCATATCTAAAGGAAAGTTGTTTTAAAGGGGGAACCGGCGCGTATGAGATTCCAGATTACAACGGCTACCGCCTGCCGTTCGGCAAATCCACGCTCAAACGCAAAGGCATCAATCCCGACAACGTCTTCTGCTGCACCCTAACCGGCGACAGCATGGAGGAGAAAATCGCAGAAGACGCGGCAATCGCGGTAGATACAGGCGAAACCGCTATACGCGACGGCAAAATATATGCTTTCGCACAAGATGGGATGTTCCGCGTCAAATACCTGATACGGCAGCCCGGCGGCAATGTGCTGATTCGCAGCCACAACAGCGGGTTCTATCCAGACGAAACCGCCCCTTTGGACAGCCTGACCGTTATCGGCCGCGTCTTCTGGTGGAGCGTGTTGGATTGACAAATTCCGCCCTGGGAAAATCTCAAAAAGTCGGATTTACAGATTTACACAAAGTGTAATTTTCATAGGGAAAAGAAATGTTGCAGATACAGACAATAATGGACCGTGCAGAGCAAGGCATTACCTCGCCATTCATCTGTATGGCGGAGAATAGTCTGGAATATTTCGTCAAAGGGCTGCATGCCACCCGTGCGAGCCAAATAAACGAATGGATAGGTGGAAACATAGCGCAGGCTTTAAGTTTGCCCGTTGCCCCGTTTGACCTGTTGGAAGTCGGAGAAGAGCTGTACGAAGAATTACCCGCAAGGATGAAGGAAATCGGCAAAGGCATCTGTTTCGGCTCGCAGACGCAAAAAGGCTACGCATTGCTTGAGCCGGCGGACATCCCCCGAATCGATATAGTTATGCAGCGTCAAATCGCCACCTTCGATTGGTTTATCCGCAATGAAGACAGAACAATCGGCAACCCTAACCTTTTGTATAGAAATTGCGACAATCCCCTGATCGTCATCGACCATAACTGCGCCTTCGACACCGGCTTCAATCCAAAAAACTTCCTGCAAAATCATATTTTCTCATCGGCATTTAAACAGGTTTTGGAAGACTGGGTGCTTCAGGAAGAGATGGAATTATGGCTGAAAAGCGCATTGCCAGCCTACAGAAAAGCGTGTGATAATCTGCCGCTAGAGTGGGCATGGGCAAACGAAGAGCGTGACCTGCCCGCCGCCTATAACCGCAGCTATACCGACGAAACCGTCCGCCGCATTGATAACGGAACACTTTGGAGCATCTCATGAACCAATATGCCATGCGTTTTGCCGTCATACGGTTTATGCCCTATGTCCAAACGCGCGAATTTGCCAACATCGGCATCATCATAACCCACCCTCAAAGCGGCTACTTCGACTTTAAAATCGAACAGCGCTACAGCAGATTGAGCCGTTTTTTCCGCCACTTCGAGCCGTTCGTCTATAAAGCGGCAACCCATGCCTTTGCAGAAGAATTACAGCGGATTAGAAAACTGGCGGTACACTCCGCGCCCGATCAGATACGCGCCATGCTCGACCATCTGACCCGCCCGCGCGAAGCCCTGATTATGGCCACCCAACCGGGCGTAACCCTCGCCTCCGACAGGGAGCAGGAACTGAACCGCCTGTTTGATTATTTTGTCGCCCACAGCTTTGCCAAAAGCCAACCCGAAGCAGAACTTACCCGCCAAATACAGGCAATGTTAAAGCCGCTTCAGACGGTATACCCCTTCAAAGAAAGCACAATCGGCGACCCGTCAGGCTTTCACGCCTCCATCCCCTTAGTGCAAAAGGCGGAAAACGGCGAAATACGGAAAATCATTAAGCCGATATATTTCGGACAAAAAGACCCTGCCGACATCTATCACAAGTCGGATAAGTGGATTGCCAGCATAAAACGGTTGCGGCGCAGCGGATACATCGACCGCTCTGAAATATTGTTTGCCTACGAGCCCCCGGAGTATCCAGACAAGGCACAACAAAAGGCATTGCTTGACGTGCTGGGCGATCTGAAGGAGCAACGTATACAGCTTGCTCGCAACAAGGACGACGCAATCATCAGAAACTTTGCCTCCGCCTGATTGCCCCGTTTTTAACTTGGTGGAATTTCGCCAAATTAAAACTGAAGCCGGCGCGTGTCAGATTAGCCTAACTTTGTAAAATTACCGATTTACACAAAGTGTAAATTTCAGGCCGTCTGAAATTCAGGCGG